CGCAGAAACATTCGCTGGAATGGATGTAACGCTAACCAGCAAGATCCAAGCGCCTACGCAAATCAAATGGGAGTACACCAGCCCTCCTGAAGTGCGCTCGGTCTACGTGGGACGCAACACAGTGACAATCAGTCTTGCCGGGGAGCTTGACTACTGATGAGCGAAATCCGCATCGCGCAGTATTTCAAGCTGACCACTGCTGATGGCGTCGTTCACCGCTATCAGAATTATTTCGTTGGCGCTAGCAGTTCGTACCTGAGCGAGTCCTACGGCTTTGCTCCTTTTCAGGCATTTGGTGCGCTTGCCACGCTGAACGGCGATAACGAAACACTACAGGTACTGTTCCCGAACTTAGAGGTTGTGTTGCGGCTGGTGGAGCAAGCCAACGGCAATCGCCTGAGCACCTTGGCGTTTACGACAGCGTGGCTTAATGCCAGCGATCAAATCATGACGCCGCTGACGGATTACTACATCGGCATTGGCGCCAGCTTCAGCGAAACCACTGTTGAACTGCGTTTTCGCTCTGCGATTGACAGCGTGGGCAGTGCCTTTCCAGCTCGAACCTTGACACGCGAAAACGTTGGCCCGCTGCCTCTAAACAGTGAGCTGTACTTGCGGTGAACGATCTGATTGGCCTGAAGCGTGCATGGGGCGCCTACCCCGGCGATGGTTCTGGTACGGTCGATTGTTGCCTGCTGTTTGCCGAGGTTCGCCGCCGGCTTGGCTATTACGACCACACGCCGGATTTTGCTTGGTACTTCGAGCGCTATACCGACGACACTTTCCCGCGCCGCATCATGGCGAAGTGGCTGCTGCAAAATGGCACTCGACTAGATGACCCTGAGCGCCATGCGGTCGTGCTGCTGCCTGGTACAAAGGGTGGCGCCATGGGTACAGTGTTAGACGACGGCAACGTTTTGTTTATCAGCGAGAGATCCGGCGTGGTGCTGGCTCCGCTTCCGCCTAATCACGGCCATTATTTCAGGCTTCACAAATGACCCGCCGCTTACTGCCCTACGAACACCAGCTGATTGCTGAGCTGGGCATAAGCGAGCGGGAATACCTGAACTTTGTGCAGGCCCAATTTGATCACACAAAGCTGCCTGAAGATCGCCTGCTACTGCCACAAAACGATCCGGGAACTATTGGTCTAGTTTTAACAATCGTTGGCATCCTGTTTCAAGTAGGTGCCGCATTATTGGCACCCAAGCCAGAACTACCTTCGCAACAGGATCAACGCCGCAGACGCGACCAAGCGTTTTCCCCACGTTTTGGTTTCAACGGTTCACAGGAGTTAGCCAAATACGGCGATCCGGTCAACCTTGTTTACTGCAACACTGATGACAACCCGACCGGTGGCGTGCGCGTTGCCACCTCGCTGATCTGGTCCGCTGTTCACAGCGAGGGCTCTGCGCAGTTCATGCAGATGCTGCTTGCCATTGGCGCTTCTGACATCCAAGAGATCGCTCCTGGCCGGATTGCATTTGGCCAGACACCCATCCGGCAGTTTGCTGCTGGCAAGACATGGGCGTATTTCGGCGCCAACCGACCGCTGCAGTTTGGTGATTTGCTGCGCGGTGATACCACTGACCCAACGCGCATTGGGGAAGCCAGCAGCAGCATTGCGTATCGCACCACGCTGGTGGGTGATCAGCACGCGGAAGGCTTCAGTCAAGCGTTTTCGCCCAGCACCATGACCAAGTTCGGCGTATTCGCCCCAATTCCCATCAATGTCAGCTTCATTGATCGTGACGATGAGGGAGAAGAAAAGGATGCACCGCTCGGCATTGAGGTGCAGGGCCTAGAGGGCTACTGGCCGCTGAATGTTTTCAATGATGCGCGGCCTGTTGTACCCATTGGGCAACGCATGACCTTGGTGTTTAGAGGTATCGCATCAGGCGGCAATGACACAGCGCGAGCGGCAAAAGAAATGCGTCGCACATTGTCCAGCTACATCGACGCTGCCAGCACCTATAAGCTGGGCAGCGCGAAGTTCCGTGTCGCAGCACCCATCAAAAACGTGGAGCTGGATGACGGCGCAATGCGTGTGCAAATGGAATGCGTTGAGCCTGGCATCTGCCCGGTTGAAGACTACGGCACAGAGGATTTCAAGAAAAACGGACGTGAAGCCAAGATTGAGCTAACAACACTCGAGAAAGAGGTAAAGACACTTAACGAACAATTGCTGCGCAATGAACCGATCCTTAAGCCTGGCGTTGGTGATGGGATCAACGCAAAGCTCAATGAAATTGATTCGCTCATCAGTCTTGTTGAAGAGCTAAGAGATAACCGTTGGACTGCTGCCGAGATCGACAGCATACTCAACGATGACGGTGACATCTTCGACGATCGCATCAATCCATTTGCCCAGAGGGTGCTAAATACTCGCCAGAGCCGAGACGACGAAAGAAACCAGATCGAAGAATGGCAAGAGGAGATCAGCGCAGAGCGCAAGAAGAACAACACCAGCCAGGCGTTCATCGACAGAAGAAGGCAGTGGATGAGGGAAGCCAGGGTCCGAATTGCGACTCTGAGCAAGCGCCTAAGAAATCAGCAGTCCAAGCTCGACTGGGCCGTTCGTGAGTATGGCTTCAATACGCCCAGAGGCGGTACGCTCCGCGAAGACCGCAAGGTTCTGCTGAGGCGGCAAAGTCGGCTGCAAAAGGAACTGGCCGAGCTTTATGGAGATGCCAACAACCTCGATTTGAATGCAATGGCGGCGCGTGACGCCAACCTGCGCAGCCAGATCACAACCAAAAACAACAGGATTGGCTTTCTTCAGCGCTACTTAGAAAACCCCAACAGTTGGAACGATTTCTTCAACACCAAATGCCTGGTAAAGATGGAGGAGGGCGGCTACGAAACCATCACCGAATGCGGTGTGGTGGACTTCGCCCTTAAGGCCAAGGTGTTTCAGCGCATCCAAGGTCGCGCTAAGAAATACGGCGAAGAAAGCGTCAAGCGTTACCGCGATAGCGATAACGGCACCAAGGTGCGCTCAGCGTTCTTTTGGCTGTTCTACCGCCGTGTGGGGCAAGAATGGAGCAGGGTGCCCTATATCTTCAGCGTGCGCCGTGGTGCAGACGTTGATAATTTCATCTCGCTAAAGTTCATCGCTGGCGACAACATCGGCAAGTGGCAGTTCAGATTTGAGCCGATTGCTGAAACTGCTGCCGAAATGCTGTATCTTGGCGCCGCGGACTTTGCTTACATCGAAAACAGCGGTGACGTTGCAAGCGTTGGCGGTCCAGCAGGCGGTCAGTTCACATTCCTTGGCTCAGTGCGTGGGCGCCAAGGCCTGAAGCCGCCCATCAACGTCAACCCGTATGAGGTGGACGAATGGGGCCTGTTCTCCGTTCGCTCTGACACGCAGACCAGCTACAGCTTCGAGAGTGGCCCTGAGTTCACAATCAGCGCCGTAACTGAGCAACGTGTGGAACCATTCAGCACATACCCGCGACTCTATAGCGGGCTGACGCTGCTGGGCTTCAACGCCTACAGCGGCCAGGGCATTCAAGATCTGCGCTCGCTGTCGGCGTTCACGCTTAAAGGCAAACGTGTACGGCGTTTGCGTGATGACGGCAGCTATCCCTTTACCCCGGATGGCGCCAGCAGCTTTGCGCCTGACATATTCCTAGACACCATCCTTGATGCGGCAAATGGCATTGGACAATTTGCCAAGATTGAGGGAATTGATCTGCCCGCACTGGCACTGGCTAAACGTTTCTGCCAACGCAACAACCTATTCTTTGACGGTGTAATTGCTGAGCCGACTGCTTGGCGTCAGTTCTGGGCAGAAATTGGCCCATACAGCCTGCTGGAACTCGGACGCATCGGTGGCAAGGAAACCTTGATTCCTGCAGTGCCCTGTGACAACGCCGGCAACATCACACGCACAGTGCAAATCCGCGCCATGTTCACCGCTGGCAACATCCTCGAAGATTCCTACAAGGAAGAATTTATTGATTACGGCAGCAGCGTTCAGGATCTGATTGCTACAGTTATCTATCGCAACACCGAACGCGACGGCGTGTTTCCGCGCAATGCCAGCGTTGATGTAAGCCTTGTTGGCGTGACTGAGGCAACAGCAATTCGTCAGACGTTTGACCTGTCGCAGTACGTCACCAATAGAAGTCAGGCGATTATGTACGCCAAGTTGTTGTGCCAGCAGCGCCGCAACATCCGCCGCAACATTGAGTTCAAGACATTTCCGACCGACAGCCCTCTGTCTCCTGGCGTTTACATCTACGTTGATGCCGGTTTGCAGGAATGGCAGGGCATCTACAGCGGACAGGTTGAATCAGGCGGCGCCTTGAACATCCCGCTTGCTGACGCAATCCCCAACGGCAGCTACAGCGTGCTGCTTTATAGGGACGGTCAAAGCGTCATCACCACAACCGCCAGCATCAGCTCCAACGTTGCCAGCTCCCTTGCCGGTTACGAAGGCTGGTTATTTGTGCTTGGAACACCTGTCAAGGCAAAGCGCACCTTCCGCGTGGTCGAAGTCCAGATGGACGAGGAAGGCGAAGTTAGCGTCCGGGCTGTAGAGCACCCCTGCGATAACTCCGGTCAAAGCCTGATTGCAGATTTTAGCGACGGTCTATTTACCATCCGCTAGCCTGAAACTACGCATAACACGGTCTGATGGGCTTCTATACAGGTCGCTCCGGTTCCTTGGTGCTGGACGGTAAGCCTGTCGCCAAAATCCGTGATTGGTCGCTTGATACGACGGTTGAACTGATCAACACCAACACGGTCGATAGCACCAGCAACACCTTTGTGCCTGGCATCAAAAGCGCCACCGGCAGCGCCACTCTGGTGTATTACAGGCTTGAAGCTGGTGAGTCTGCCAGCTACAGCCAGTTCACGGCACTACTGGGCAAGATCCAAAAGGTTGGAGCGATTGCCGAATCTGACCGTGTGCTGATGGAATTGCGCGTCGGCAGCAGCGCCAACGACAACATCCAGTTTTACGCCTACATCACTTCTGCGCAGGTGGCAGTTTCTACGGGCGAACTTACCTCTGTGCCAATTCAATTTACGGTTGACGGCGACTTTATTGCCGGAGGCGTAATCGCATGACGGTATTTCTTGGCGTTCACGGCACCGTAAAGCTGCGGCGAAACACTGGCGCTGTTCCGGTGCAAGTTGTAGACAGTATTGATCCGGCAGACATTACAACCACGCTAAATAGGATCGGTTTAGATACATCGCTAGATAACATCCTCACTGGCGACCGTTTGGATATTTCAACAACCGATGCACGAGGCTTGGAGTGCTTTGCGCCAGCATCTTGGTTGTCCAACACGGTCGAAAATGAAATCTCTGTCTACGTCAACGTCAACAATGCCGGTGGCCTGCGGTTCTTCCCGTCATTTTCTGATGCCGTAAATAACAACAGGTCCGCTGAGCTAACGGTTTATGCTTTTACTGGCGCA